TTTATTAGTCAATAAATATAAAAATTATTTAAAGAGGTTAAAGAAAAACGATGGGTAATCCACACAACGATATTATTCGGGAATCTCTGTCAAAAGATGTAGAGGATATGAAAGTCAAAGAAATATTTGATTTAATAAACTCAAATCCATCGCTAGGAGATCACTCTGATTTTGCAAAAATGATAGCTAATATTATCGAACATAAGTTTGAACACATGAACGATTAATGGAAATATTCTTAATTATAATTATCTATATAGCGCTTACACTCATACTGTCAGCGCTTTTTTTTATCTTCTTCAACTAATATTTCTGGTCTTGGCAAAGGCATAGAAATCTTTTCATATACATCTTTGTACGATATGAAACATTTCGTATCATCATTATAAATCTCTTGATGTACCTTTGTACACTCTTCTAGAGTTGGAAAGTTTAGCATGATAAAAGTGCTATAAACTTTTACTGTACCTACTAATAAACTACCTGTCATTTTGTCCTCCTTTATGCATTATCTCTTGCTGTTGTTGGCATATATTCGCCCCTACTCAGTGATCCTCCCTCAACACCTAGCCACACTCTTCTACCTTGTCCAGAGAGATTATACTTAGCTATTCTACCATTTCTCTGTAGTATTTGGCAGTAAGTATTAAGTGTAGATTGTTCTAAGTTACGCAGAACTTCTGGGGCATTTTGTTCCTCAAGCCGAACAATTATAGAGTTAGTATCGCCCATTTGTGTAAGTGCTTTACCTTCCTCCTCACATTCTTGAATCCATCTATAAAGTGTTTCAACACGATGATCCATCTCAGAACCGGAGTGTATCGCAGACAATTGTTCGGATTTATCCTCCAGTAATCCGGTGTATAAGTCCCTAATAAAGTGCTTTATATTACGATCTGCAGGTCCGTTTGACTTCACAACAGCCCCGTCAAAAAACCGATTCCGATGATATTCTATGTTTAAACTGTCAGCCATCTTCTTCCCGATCTTTGAGCTTACATTCCATACAGCATAGGCAAAACGAACACCATCTACCAAAGCCGAAGTACCCCGAATGAGATTCCTAGCCTCTTCTGGCGTTTTTGGTGGCTCTGAGTCCTTTACCTTAGCCATGTGATGACATAGTAGAACTGTCGCCCCAGTTTCCGAAGCTATCTTGGCAACCAGTGACATCAGTGCTGCACCAGCTGCAGGGTCTGCATTTACATCTGCATGAACGAAGGAAGCCAGTGGGTCAAACACAATGAGCTTCAGGTCCTTCATCTGTAACAATTGTTCGTAATATTTCTCGAACTGTTCACCAGTGTAATAGCTTTTATCCGAACCCTGTTGCATGATTGGGAACACGCCCCCGTAGTTTGGAAGTGGTACAATACGCATATCATACTCGTAATTAAACCTATCCCCGTTTGGATCTAACCTTGTGATACGCCTGTGTATCTCAGCTTCATCGTCCTCTGCTGTAAATATAACTGTATTCCCGAACTCACTCACAACACCCCCGAAGCTCTGTTGCATCCCTTTGCCCGAAGCGATCTTCATAGCTAAGTCCAGTGTCATCATACCCTTGCCCGAATCACCAGCTGCTGCAAATAATGCTGGTACTCCCAGGGGCATGATGTTGGAAACTACGAACTTTTGTTCGGGTGCTAGGCTATCAAATCGAGTAATGAGCAGCGAATCATCCAGTAAATTGACAGACTTTTGCACCTGTTTAGCTGCTTCATTTAAAAACTCCCGAACATTAAACCCTTCTGCTATGGCATCAACAGCGTCCCATTTCTCAGGTTTACCCTGTGGAGGCGTAAGCATCGTTACAGATTTAGCGTTTGCCTGTAGTGCCAGTTGCTGCACCAGTTCTGCAACCTTCTTGCCCGACTTGTCATTATCAGGCCATATGACGACTTCTTTGCCATTTAGGGGCGAAAAATCATACGCTGAGGCCGAATTTCTGGACAGCATACCTGCACCACCCATATGACAGGTCGCTGTGAACCCGACTTCATTCAGTGCATCAGCACATTTCTCACCCTCTACATAGATAATTTTATCCGATGATACGATGTTTGGTATGTTATAAAGTGGCCTGATGTCAGGCATCTTTGGATATAAACTGTTTGGCGTGAACTGCCTGAAGTCTTTTTTGGGTTTGCCAGTGGTATCCATAACGATGTTACCTTGAGCGTCCCGTACATTATATCTCCGAACAATTGCTAGGACCTCACCTTCAGCAGACAGATACTGGTGTTCTCCATCATGTGCTGTATTGATATCAAAACGATTTGATACCTGTGTTTGGAATGGATTGGACGCTTCGTACTGGTCAATATCCCGAACAATAGTTCGCTCATCACCTAGATATCCAGCGAAATATTCCCGTATTTCAGACATATTCATACCCTTTCCTTCCATCATGATCTTCACAATACCCCCGACACCTTCACCCCCGTTGAAATCAGTGCCTTGCATGAAGTGTGGCCCTGGCGTTATATCTATTTTTAGAGAGTTGCCAGGCTCACCTCTGAGTGAACCCAGTAAGAATTGATTACCCCGAATACGGCCTTGTGGGTAGGTTTCTTTTAGTATTTCAATTTGTACCGATGCAGGCACAGTTGAGCTTATTTTATGGACTAATTCATTAGCTGATATACTATATTTAGTCTTGTCAAATGATAGAACACGCATTATATTGTATTTACCTCTTTATTGATGTGGGTGGAAACTTGCTCCGTTTTCACCCTTTTTTTTATTGCCAACAAGTCATATGAAATTCACACATCTTGCAAGTAAAGTAGTCGTTATTGTGGGCTATTCTCGGCATCATTGTCGATGATTCAACAGCCTTGATGATATCAACAGCCCGATCACTAATCTTCTGAGCCAGTGATTTATCAAACTCTACCAGTTCATAATAAATATCTGATGTATTCTTGTTAATAACTGTAAATAGAGCTGGATGTTCGGTTAGGTCCATATATGCTTGATACAAAGCGACTTGCGCTGCATATACTGGATTAGTTCTTGCCATACCATCCCGAACAAATTCCTTAAACTTCCGGTCATTTGCTGATTTACACTCCCATAGCATAGGATATTGTAGTCCAGCTGCTTCAGGACCCGAACAAATTACCCCGTCTATATGTCCCTTAATTTGATCATCTGCAATAGAAAACCCGAACTGTTTACCTTCCTTGTTTTCTGTACGTAAATCAAACCCACTTTGTCTAAGCCATAAAGCCATTTGATCCTCTATGATATGCCCGAACTCAAAAATACGTAAGGTACGAGCTGAAAACTCTTTATCATGATCGGATTCTGTACCCATAAACCTATACTGTATGCGCCTTGCACATTCTTCTCCTAGTGATGACCCACCTAAATAGGTACGTCTTGGTTTCTTTTTATTCTCACCAACAATGCATTCATCAATAACCTTTTTTAATTTAAAGGATTGATCAAAAAGGTATTCCTTGCGAGGGAGATGCTCTTCCCGTCCATTGTTGATAATTTCTCTCCATTTTTCTAATTTCTTCGATATTTGATCCATGTTTTATATAGCCTGCCTCTTGAATTAAATAAATTAAAGTTGTTACCTCTTGTTCTGATAAATCACCTAGTTTCTTGCCCCATCCTATCTTATCACACGCTTTTGCAAACGCTGATACAGGATTCAGTACAGGTCCATAGGTTTCTTCATATTCCATTTTTTAAACCTTTTTTAACTTTCCAAAGCCTATATCCATTTTTATATTTTCTACTAGTTAAATTACCATTTCCATAAAAACGAAAAATAGTTGCTCTAAATAAATCAGCTTCACGTAAAGTATCAAAAAATATACTATCCGTAATTTCCATTTTTTTAAAAATATCTAATCTATCTTGCACAACTTGTTTGTAAATATTTTTATCATTTGGAATTGGTATTGGTATTCCCTTTTCTATTTTCATTTTCTCTCCTTTAATGTATCGTTACATTACTTTTATTCATTCTTTCTTCTCTATTCTTAACAACCTCATGCGTGATCGTAACGTCCATTAGTAAAACTTCATCTTTAAAAATTCTAACGATACCATAAGCACAAGTACCACCTATTCTTTGTTCTATCATAGTGACAAAATCAGATGCAGCTTTCTTCAATTCATCTTGATCTAAGTTATCAACCTCTACAGATTCATCAAAATCGTATTCTTTTAGATTAGGTAAACCATTATCAATTGGGTCAAATATTGCTAATATAGATTTAACTTGTACTTCGTTCTTCATCACAATTTCTCCATCTTGGTATTGGTTTAAGTTTTTCACCATCAATAGTTACATAAAAATTGCAATCATCAAAACTAACTATTGTTTTTCCATAATGCATTTGCTTATGATGATTGGCACAGAGACACATAATATTTTCTGTAAAATCCGTACCTTTGTCAGAAAGCTGAACAACGTGATGAGCTTCT